TAAAGGAAATTCTAAGTTTTGTGAGAAAAGTTGATTCTGCTGAATACAGGGATCATCAAGACTTTATGGAATTTCTTAGAAATGTGGCAGCCGATATATGGGTAGAATATACGGAGCCTGAACAAAGAGGTAGATTGTTTAATTTAATAAATAAAAAGAAATGAAAACAGTTTTTGATTTAAGCAGAGATGAGATTGTGGCATTGACAGACGAAGACACAAGTCTGTATATAGACAAAGAGCTTGCTAATAAAGGTATTCCAGTTGAAGCTAAAAACTGGAATATAAAGAACAAAAAAGAAGTCGTGTATCCAAGAACTGGAGTTCCGGTATTTATGTTAAAAGATATCGGCATCGGTTTTAGAACCATAGAAGGTGCAACTGAGGTGGCTAATTTGCTTGTCAAGTATAATGCATTTAAAACAGAATCGAGATATCTGGCAGGATCGTATGAACAGTTTTGGATCATGAAGGAGGGTGTTTGCCCGGCTGTTAAAGGAGAAACAGGATATAGCAAGGAAGAGTTTGATAAGATAGATGAGAAAAATAAAAACCCTGAATTGACAAGTATAAATACCTTCAATGACACCGTGAAAAAAGCCAATGAAATTAAAGACAGGGTGTTGAAATACGTGTACAACATAAAACAAGAGCGTTCATATAACAATGACCTGGTTGGTATCTTTGAAAGGTATAAAGATATAGCAGACGGTGATATGGAGGTAGCTATGAATTTTATTAAGGAAGCCTATCCATTCAATGAAGAAACAGAGTCGTTTATCAGAAAAAAGTTTGACATGCCTATACCGGACGAATCAAAAGAGCAGTAATTAAGCCAAATTAAATCATTTTGAATCTTTTTTATTATCAAAAGACATATCTTTGCCCAAAAAAAACAAACATAATGGAAGAAAAAGAGATAAAAGAAGCTATGATTGAAGCCCTGACGCACTTAGAGGGGTGTAAGTATTTCGTGGCTACGATAGTAAATGAAGAGGAAAGAAGATTTGATATGAGCCAAAGAATGTCACAGCATCAATTGGCGTTAGTTATAAAAGGTATCTTATCTAATAATGAGATGATGATGATGGACGTTTTGCAGTGGTGTTCTGAAAGATTTAAAAATAGTATAGAGAAAGGAAAGAAATCAACTAATTAAATATTAATACAATGAATCGCTGGTTTGAAATTACGGTAAAAGCCGAGATTGATAATATCGAGAACGGCAAAAAAAAGAAAGTAACTGAAAAGTATTTGGTGGATGCCTTGTCTTATACAGAGGCAGAATCAAGATCGTTGGAGATCTTTAAGGATTTGTACAATTCTTTCGAGGTTGTAAAAATTAACCCTATTAAAGTGTCAGAAATCTTTTTCAACGGAGAAGCTGAGTACTGGTATAAGTGCAAGGTGAATTACATTACACTGGATGAAAAGAAAGGTAAAGAAAAGAAAACGCCATGCTATATGTATGTCCAAGCCGGCAATCCTAAAGACGCCGAAGCTGTGTTGACTAAAGGTATGCAGGGTACGTTGGGAGACTGGAATTGCGAGTCTATTGCTGAAACAAAGATCATTGAAGTGTTTAAATACGATCTGCAAAAAGGTGTAGAAAAATTGGGAGAAAAGAAAACTGATGAGTGATGTTGTTTCCCGTGTAGCACTTGCGACGGCAATTGTATTATTGGTAGTAGCAGGTGCTACTTTGTTGATAGTGATTAAGACCGAAGAAGTACCGAGATGGTTAATGAACTTACCATATACGTTATCTTTAACGGCAGTATCCTTTTCAATTATATCACTTGTATTGAAATATAGAGAGTGGAAAAGAAATTGTACGTCTGCGAAAGATGCGGACGAAAAGTGATGATAAGAAGTCATGGCTTATGCCAGGCTTGCAGGAGTAAAGAGTTGACTCCGAAGAAAAAAGACAGAATTACATCCATTAAAAACAGCAGCAAGAAGAAAAAGTTAGAGAACCCGGATTTATCCGGGTTTTTTCGTCTTATGCTGGAAGAGTTAAATAATAGTCGGATGTCTATGACCGGTAAGGCTATTCATTTTCCTACAGTATGTAACGTCTGTCACATACTTCCGAAAAGGATATATAAGTCAGTTGCTACTTGCAGGGATAATATAGTTTTCCTTCATGAATCGGAGCATACGGTATTCGACATGTATCTTGACCGGATGGAATTTGATAAACTTGAAACAGAATTTCCTTTTGTGTGGAAGTATGCGGTAAAGAAGGTACTGGATATGGAAAGCAGAGGAATGATCAAGGAAAGAGGTAGGTTGATTATTGAAATAATTGATAGGTATGAGAAAAAAATATAAGGTTACGATAGAAGCTGACGATGAAGTTATTTTCATTGCCAACATAAAAAGAGGAGATAGTGAGAGATTGATTGATTTTGAGAGAGCAGCCGCAGATATTGATGAGGTTGTAACTGTGTTGTATTATGTTAAAGAGGAATTAATTGAGAAATTGAGATGATAGAAGAAAAGATTAAAATATTAATAGATTTAGGGTTTGTACCTATGGTGAAAGGAGAGGGAAATACGTTGTTTAGAATGAACGATGTTGTGATGTCGGTGTCAGATCCTAACCAAACACCAGAGCAGTTGAAGAAGGAGGTTATGTCTTTAATAAAGAACAGAGACATAGCAGAAAGAGGCGGACAGGTTCCAGTAGTTAAAGAGCCGGCGCCTGAGCCAGAGCCGGTCCAGAAGGAGGAACCGGAAGCTCAGGCGGAGGAAGCCGCTCCTAACCCTGGAGAAGAAGATTCGAATCCGTTTACAGAAAATCAGGAAACATTAGAGCCGTTTTATATCTGTGATGAGTTAAAGAAGATTGAGACCCCCAAATTCGTAAGATTGACATTAGACGATAATCGTTTTTATGTAAGAAAGATGGATGATGGGACGGCTAAGATATATGCTTCGGTAACAACTTTAATCAAAGATGGGTATGTAGATGATAAGACAGCACTTCAGGAATGGAAGCAAGAGATAAAGATGCTTGGTCGCAATCCAGAAGAGGTAGCGCAGTATGAAGCCGATAAGGGAACGATCATGCACTACTTATACGGATTGTACCTAACAGGTAGAGATATGGTCTTAAATCGAAGCTTTGTGGTTAAGACAGTGCAAGAAGGCAAGCTGAAGATATCTAAGAAAAATCTTGATCGGTTCTTTAATAGCATAGATGATCTTGACGATATGATTGTCAGGGTCATGAAGTTTGCCAAATTCTGTTCTGATTACAAGGTGAAACCGATGATGATAGAAAGAATCCTTTCTTTAGAGGATTACCTTGTAGCAACACCTATTGATGCGATGGTTAAAATGACATTCAAATACAAAGAAGAAGGTTATTTTGGAGCCGTGTATCAAAGGGCTACCGGACAGTTCAAAAAAGGTGATCCGAAGAAGGAAGTAAGAGAAGTGGAAAAAGAAGAAGTGGTCATTCTTGACTTTAAATCGGGAGGAATATGGGAATCATATGCATTCCAATTGGAAGCTGAAAGAAGAATGGTTAAAGCATGGTATGGCATTGATGCACGTATTATGAACTTTTCTCCAAAAAGCACGAGCAGTAAAGGATATACGCTGAAAGAATGGACAGAAGACAGTGTAGCACTTGAAAAGGCGGACTGTGTGTTCCAACAAGGTATGTTGAATCACCTTAGAAAAGATAAGAAATTCAAAGTGAGAAAAGGAGTGTTGAATATCAATAAACCATACAATGAAGAGGATCATACGGTTGTATATGATATTGCAGAGGAAATATCTAAAAGGTTCATGATATAAAAAGCAATGAGAGGAGCTAAGGATGCTTGATTTTAGAAAATACGAAAACGTACCTCGGTTTCAACTTGACCGCAGGCCTGGCAGGAGCCGACTGAAGCTAACCTGCCCGGCTTGCGGGAAAAGCCGGTGCCTTACCCCTTATATTGATGTGGCGACCGGTCAGGTCGTTGGCAATGAGTTTGGAAGATGCGATCATGAACGAACTTGCGGTTATGATAAACGACCTACCGGCAAGGATGTAGGTGACAAAGATCTTTGGATTTCGGGAAATAAGTGCATAAGAGCTTATCGTCCTCCTGTAAATCCTGACGTTGTAAATTACATATCTTTTAGCGAGTTTGAGAGGACTGTAGTTCCAGACGATAGAAACACCGTATTTAGATTTTTATCGTCTCTATGGGGAAAAGAAAGGGTATCTGACGTATTTAGAAGGTATCATGTTGGAACAATGGACTTATGGGGATGGAAAGGGTGTTGTATATTCTGGCAGATAGATAAGGACTTTGTATGCAGAACCGGCAAGATTATGGATTTTTATATAAAGACCGACAGCCAGGGGAATGAGATTGATGTAAAAAGAGTGAAGGAAAAAGACGGTGACAATGAGCGACCTCATATCATGTTTTATCACTCGTTGCATGCAAGAGACTTCTTGTTTAGACAATGCCTGTTTGGAGAACATCTTCTAAGCCAGTATCCAGATAAGGTAGTTAATTTGGTGGAGTCAGAAAAGACGGCTATTATATGCGCCGTGAATAAACCAGATGAGTTGTTTGTAGCTACCGGTGGGTTGCAGAACTTAAGACCGGAAGTGATAGATGTTTTAAAAGATAGAAAGACTGTAGCTTTTCCGGACAAAGGACAAGCATTTGACACATGGAGTAAAAAGATAGATGGGATGATGATGAAGTCAAGGATAAAAGTATCGGACTATCTTCAGAGTGTTGAGAATGTAGGGGACGGAGATGATGTGGCAGATTTGATAATTAATAACAAAGTAAAAGAGAAATATTATGAGCCTGGACGTTTATATTAAGAGCAAGAAGAAAGAAGAGGATCGTAAATGGGTTGCAAACATCACCCACAACATGAACAAGATGGCACAAAAAATATTCGTATCAGAAAACAAAGAAACACTATACGATTATGTTTGGAGACCGGAAGAATTGGGCAGGGAAATAGATACTAAGGAGATGGTGAAGATACTCACAAAAGGTATATATAGTTATATAATTGAAGCAAGCAGATAATATGGAAAATTATAAAAATACTTTAAATGAGGTAGTGGTGATCGAATCGTCACCAGAAACGTATTTTGTTTACGCTATTCGTAATGCTATTCGTATCTCTAAATGTGCGTATCCGACAGCCAAGAAAGTAATTTTCAAAAGAGAGGACGTAGAGGTAGAGATCTCAGAAATGGAAACTGAAAGCAGTTTGTATGAAAAGTTTAAAGAAAAACAAAAGGATAGGGTATGGAACTTAATGAGCGCCAACAACGGGTTTTAAGAGGCGAAATTTGTCCTTATTGCGGAAGAGAAACTGAGCTGGTAAATGCCGATAAAATATATAGCAGAAAAGGCTTAGGGATGGTTATGATGTGCAAACCATGCAACGCTTATGTCGGTGTTCATGAATCAGGGCCGAATAAGGGAAAAGCTAAAGGCCGGCTTGCGGGGCCATCACTGAGGTCTCTTAAGATAAGAGTCCATGCCGAACTTGACAGATTATGGTCTACGCCGGAGGAACGGGGAAGGATGTATAAAGATTTATCTGAATTTCTATCTATACCGGAAGAGTACACACATATAGGTATGTTTGGCGAGAAGACGATGGGAAAAGTCTTTCAGTTCTGTCATGTAAACAAAGAACGATCAGGTTCGAGAATAGAATGGCATAAGCCTGGAGATAAGTGCCCTAATAAGAACAATCAAATAGTGTCAGGAAGTAGCGCATGTAGAGGATGTCCTGAGTATCTCCATGATGAGAAAGATGGGTATGTCTGGTGTGATCCTGATATGAGCTACGGCAGGTTGAAATAGGGCGCGAATTGCCTATCTTTGTGCTATTATTAATCAAAAAAAATATAAGCACATGGGCAGATCAACAGAGTACTACAGGACTCATCCAGAAGCCAGGAAGAAAAAGGCTAAAAAGGACAAGGAGATAAATGCCAGACCGGAACAGAAAGCCAAACGCCGGGAGCTTGGTCGTAAAAACTACGAAACGGACAAGAAGAAGGGCAANGGCTGGAGGAAAGGCAAGGATTGTTCTCATACCAAGAACGGTCTTAGGTATAAATCAGTAAAAGCTAATAGGGGATCCAAGTCGGATACGAAAGGTGACAAAAATGCAAGAGGATATAGCAAATAGGATAGATATAAGAAGGATATTCAAGACCTCTAAACAAGTTATGGAAGAGGCGTATGAGAATATCTTGAAATACAGGCGGGGAGAGCTTATCCCCGCTAAAACCGGATACGATTATATTGATGAGGCTTTGCTTGGAGGTATTTTCCCTCAGCATGCTATTGCCATAGGAGCCCGGCCATCTGTAGGTAAATCGTATGTGGCCCAAAAGATATTGGAAAATGTGATGAATCCGATGATCAACCCGCAAGCAGAAGATTATTTTCTTGTTAATTGCGAGTTCGAAATGAATCCTCAAGATCTTCTTCTTCGCAGAATGAGCCAGGATATGAAAAAGCGGGCTCCTGAAATATTAAGAAGGCAAGATTCTAATACAGTAGAAGAGATGAGGATGTTTGAAATCCTTCAAGGTGAAATCAGAAATAATATAATATACATCGATGCTCCGTGTACGGTAAAAGAGTTTGAGGCGGCTGTGTATCATATAGCTACCAAACATAAAGACAAACGTCTTATAATATTTAAAGTCGATCATATTGCTTTGATAAAAAGAATGGGATTAGATCCTAAGTCGGCTATAGATGATTTGGTGGCGGTTATGAACGAAGCTAAATTAGTATATAAAAACATATTTTTCCTCATCATATCCCAATTCAACAGAGAAATAGAAGGAAGGATAAAAAGCCCACAAGAGCAGCCTCCGCGTCTTTCTGATTTTTACCAGTCTGATACGCTGGGTCAGTTATGTACGTTAATGATAGGCTTGCACAATCCTCGTAGGTACGGGCTGGATAAGTATATGATATTTGGGAAAGATTGGTATCAGACTCTTGATAGGTTTAAAACTGAAAACAAAACATCATTCAGGACAGCCGGACTGGTGTTTCATCATATACTGAAGGTAAGGCAAGTTAGTATGGAAGAGCTTACTAATACAATCCACCCAGAGATACTGCCGGGACATGGATGGATGTACGGGGAGGGCGGGACGAAGTTCGTGAACCCCAACCAGCCGCCGACGCCGCCCAAGCTCTATACTGTGGAAGACGTTACGAACAATCAAGATCAAGAACAAGAGACAAAGGAAGAACAGTCATTGTATTAAAAAAAAATAAGAACCATGAGACTAACAGTAGAAGAAAACGAATACCTGATAAGTAAGTTCCTTTTGGTTCTTACTGAGTTTGCAGGGGATGAAAGAGAGATGTTTTTAATCAACTCCATACATGATAAGGCGGTGGCGGATATGAATTATCGTCTTCCGTCTTTAATAAGCAGAGAACGTAAAAGACGAGTTATTGAACTCCTTAAAGAAGGAACCAGAATAATCAAGGACTTTTCCGGCTATGCAGGTGATATGGGTATGATTAACGAATACGATCGCCTAAAGAAAGAAATAGGAACCGTCCAAGATCAGCTTGGCGACGTAGAAGGTCAACTTCGGGCAGCAGGAGAAGTTATAAAAAAAGAACTTGATATGATTGCTGACCGAATCAAAGAAGATCTTCTTGACCGAGAGCTGGCTAAGAGTAATGCCGAGGCCGAAAGAAAAGCCAAAGTAGATCCGAGATATGAAGTAGCTTTAGGTGATTACAAGGAGATGCTGGAAGTGATTTTTACAACCAGAAACAAGTATTCTACGGTAGATTCTGTACATGACGATCTTCGACAGTCGGTATCTACCGGTAGAAATTCGATTATCAAAGAAGGGTACAACAGTTAAAAACAAGGAGGAAATATGGAAAAGAAGGAATTTAAAGTAGGAGAAGTGTTTGATGCCGGACTTGTGAGATTAAAATGTGTGGATGCTCCAGAGCCAGACTTAGGATGTGAAGGATGTATATTTAATGACCACATTATATGCGGGTCGGTAGATGTAGTCGCAGGCCCGTGTAATCACGTAGAGAGGGAGGATGGTAAGGATGTTATTTTTATTAAAGCTGATTAGGCATGTACATCAATTTCAGACAACTTGCAGCATCAGACATGACTCCTAATGATCTGGCTAATCTTCTTGCTATAAGACAGAAGGATACGGTTATGATCGAAGCCATGCTGGAAAAAGATGCTGGGAGGTATATAGAGCTTGGCCTGGTTGAGAAATTAAAATCAGGCGTGATGAGATTGACCAACAAAGGAACGTCTTTTGTGAATTATATAGAGACACCGGAGATGACAGACGAGGTTCTGGAAACGTTGAAGATTATGATAGGAATGTACGAATCGTATTCAAAAGACATAGGTGTCAGCAGAAAAGAAGCGGAATCCAGGTTGTGTTGGTTTATGGGTAACACCTCATTCAAGAAAGAGGTCATACTTCAGGTAACGGAATCTTATATAGCAGAGTCAGGAGATTATACAATGAGCTTATGTAACTTCATATGGAAACCGCCTTCTCAGACCTTTTCGGTCCATATGAACCTTAAAAATTCAAAGCTCTTTGACTTAATAGCTGAAAAATTTAAGATCGCTACCGAGCCTTATTTGGAGTCTAAGAAGAATAAGGAAATGGATTGGTTGTTTGCCGTATCTAAATTGCCTACGCCGCCGGCTAAAGGCAATCCGGATTATTTGTTTACCGGAAGTTCTGAAACAGACAAAGAGCGATTGAAAAACATAAAAACGTATTTATTTAACAAAATTAGAAAGCAATGGAAAAAGTAAGAATCAGAAAGATAATAGAGGATATAATTATTACTCAGTTTCTTAATTCGGAAATAGATATAGTTCATGAAGAAGATGTGACGTTTAAAGAACTTGGATTAGATTCTATCGATCAAATTGAACTGGAAATGATGGTGGAACAAAAATTCAATATTGTTATTAATGATTATGATATGGAGACCATCAAAGATATGACTGATCTTGTTTACAAAATAATAACAGAAGGATATGGGAAGTGACATAATTTTATGCATGGCTTTAATAGCGTCATTTGCTTTTGTTATACAGTTTTTGTTGTCGATATTAGGATCTGATCTGGATACGGATATTGATATTGATGATGCTTCTGATTTAAGTATGTCTTTGTCGGACATCATATCATTCAAGGGCATAACACATTTTATTCTTGGATATAGCTGGACTACCTACTTTTCGGGTTCCCATTTAGTAGGGGTTGTGATAGGGTCGTTTTTCTTTATCGTTTTGTTTTACGTATATAAGTTACTTCTTAAGTTAAAGCAAGAAATGGTGTACGAATGTCCGGAAGATTTAAATGGCAGAGAGGTGGAGATAGTGTTTAGATCAGGGAAGAATCATTATATGGTAAATATTTCGAAAAATGGAAGACAGGAGCAAATGAGAGTAAGATGCTTGTCTGGAAAAACTTACAAAAACGGTGACAAGGTGAATATAAAATACGAAGAAGGAGAATTAATTATCTAACTTTTTTATCAACAATTAAATTTTAAAAGTTATGACAACAATTATGTACGTGTCAGCCATCTTAGCTGTAGTGATTATTTTGACAATCATCGGAGTCTTATCAAGGTATCGTAGATGTAAGCCTAATCAGGTCTTGGTCGTTTATGGTAAGACAGGTGGAGAGAAGAAATTATATCATGGTGGAGCAGCATTCGTGTTGCCTATTATCCAAAGCTATGATATTTTATCTATGGAGCCTATGCAAATAGATTGTAGGCTTACCGGTGCTTTGTCATCTCAGAATATTAGAGTAGATGTGCCTACAACTATTACAGTAGCTATCAGTCCAAATCCTGAAATCATGCAAAATGCAGCAGAAAGACTTTTGGGGATGGATACCGAATCTATTGAAAATCTTATTACAGACATCGTTTACGGTCAGATGCGTTTGATTATTGCCGAAATGACAATCGAAAAACTTAATTCTGATAGGGATGAGTTTTTGGATAAGGCAAGAAAAAACATTGATAACGAACTTAATAAATTGGGTCTTTATCTTTTGAACATTAACATCAGTGACATCAGAGATGAAGCCGGCTACATCATGAATCTTGGTAAAGAGGCTGAAAGCAAGGCTCTGAACGAAGCACAGGCTAATATCGAAGAACAGGAAAAGCTGGGTGCTATTAAGATTGCTGTACAACAGAAGGAAAAAGAAACGGCTGTAGCTAATACCCAAAAAGAGCAAGAGATTCAAATTGCCTATACTGAAAAAGAAAAAGAAACGGTAGTAGCTGAAACAAAGAAAGAAAAAGAAGTAGCTTTGGCTTTAACCGATAAAGAAAAACAGATCGGTGTAGCTCAAGCCGATAGAGATAGGGCTGCGGCTATAGCAAAGACTTTGGCTGACAAGGAATCAGCGATTGCAAGATCTAAGGCGGAACTTGAAGTAAACAAAGCTGAAGCCGAAAGAATGGAAGAAGTTGGAAAGAATAAAGCTGAAGCTGACAAACAAGCAGCTATAGCAATACAAGACTCTGAAGCTCAGATTAAGAAAGCTGAGGCTGAGAAAAATGCTTCTGTAGGCTACAACAATGCCCAGAAAGAGGTTGCTGTATCAGAATCAGAATTGCAGGTTATCAAAGCTCAATCAGAAAAGAAAGCCGGAGAAGAGAAAGTTAAATCGGAAGCGGCTGTGAAAACGGCAAAAGAGCTTGCTGATAAAGAAGTGGAAGAAGCTAAAGCTAAGAAGGTTCAAGCTGCGCTTAAAGCTGAAAAGATTGTGCCGGCTGAAATTCAGAAGCAGGAGGCTATGTTGCAAGCTGATGCCGAGGCCGAGAAGATCAAACGCCGGGCCGATGCTGAAGCAGCAGCACATTTGGCAAAAGCAGAGGCGGAAGCAAAAGCTATTCAGATGAAGCTGGAAGCGGAAGCCGAAGGTAAGAAAAAGTCGTTGATGGCAGAAGCCGACGGATTTAAGGCTATGGTGGAAGCAGCAGAATCCAATCCTCAGATCGCCATCCAGTACAAGATGGTTAATCATCCAGTACAAGATGGTTAATCAGTGGAAAGAAATTGCTGGAGAACAGGTTAAGGCGTTCGAGCACATCAATCTCGGAAATATCACGGTATTTGACGGCGGTCAGAACAGCACCGGTAATTTCCTTAACAATGTTGTTAAGGCCGTTGCTCCGGCATTGGGAGTCATTGATCAGCTTCCGATTGCAGATACTTTAAAGAAGTTAAAAGGAGATGACAAAAAATAAATACAATGGCCCAAGGTTACACTTGGGCCTAATTGAAGAAGCAAAAGCAGCATTTATAGATTTCCTGCCGGCAGGGACAGTGCTTTACTAATTACAATATTTTTAACATGGATTTTGGACAAGATTTAGAACCAGAAGAACTGACCAAGCATTATGATCAGTGTTATGGAATTGATTTTGAAACAGAAGAAGAGGAGGATGAAGAGTATGACTGATGAGGAATTTGCATTAGATAATAAGAAAAAGGTTGTTGTAAGAAAAAGAATATCCTATTTAAACAAAGGGGATAAAGTGTGGATCGTGTCTTCCGACGGGTATCTGCTGCACACGGACGTAGTTAGAGCCGACCGCGGCCGATCTTATGTGGATATAGACGGTATCCTGTATTGGAAACGAGGATTGGATGGCAAGCATCGTAATCGTAATAACTACATGCAGTTTGCCATGACACCAGAAGACGGTAAGAAGTATGTCGTATATTACCCAGAAGGATTTAAAGACAATGACTTATGATGGTCCCGGAAACGCATTTGCTATATAAGGAGTTTAATGGTGTGAAACGTCTTGCCATATCTTATTCCCAGATAGATACGTTTCTTACCTGTCCAATGAAATGGTATAAAACTTACGTAGAGGGCAAAAGGTCTACAGAAAAACAAGAAGCTACATCTTATGGTACGGTTATCCATAAGACACTGGAATACTTCTTTAAGAACGGAAGACAGCCTTCTGGTAAAGACCTTGGAGAAGCAATAAGTTACTATGCTTACCAAGAAGACATACCNTGGCTATCACCGGAAAATATGATGATAGCCATGAAGCAATCCGGGGAGCTTCTTGCTTGGATTGTGGATCTGTTTAAAAAAGACGGGAATAGGTTTATGATAGCTGATAGTGATCTTAATCCCTGCGAGAAACTTATCAGACACGGCGCCATAGTTGGGGTCGAAGAAGATTTTGTGCTGCCGTACCGTCTTCCTAAGCCTGTTGATATAAATGGGGTGATTCATACTCATGTGTACATAGTAGGATCGGTAGACCTTCATCTGGCTATAAAAAGCAAGAACGTAGTTCACCATTATGTCATAGATTGGAAATCAGGGAATAAGGTTTTTGATTCTAAGAAGTTGGAAACGAATTTACAGCATCCTATATATTCATTTTACATCTATAGAAAATATGGTGGAGTTCTGCCAGATATGAACATCTATTTCTTTACCAGAACCAGGCAGTACCAAAAGGTTAAGGTAGATGAAGAGCGTAAAACAAAATCTATAGAAATGCTAAATGACACTTTGTCTAAAATGTATGATTTTGAAGATAATAGTGTAAAATCATTTCAAGCGTACATCCAGGGAGCAGAAGGATCCAGGTATAGCAAGCGGCGCGCCACCCTAAGCCAGCCTGTTTCGCAAAACAAGCTACCCTGCCCGTCGGCGCTGTGTTATTATTGTGACTTTGGATTACATAACAAAAACGAATGCCCTTTCTCTTCAGATTGGGATCCGTCTAAAAAGATAAAACGATGAAATACGAGGATGTTCAAAAGTTAAGAACGAAATACCGGCAAGATCCGGAAGTTATAAACGTAGAATACATGAGAGACGTTGCTGTAAGAAGCGGGAATTTTAAGAAAGCATTTGAGCTTCAGGAAAGACTGGAGGATATATGGTTTAACTACTTAAAGGGAGTCCAATAAAAGAAGATCTAACATGTGGAGTGATGCTCCTTTTGTATTTAGTTTTATTATACTTGCTCATGACAACTTTCATAAAAACATGTAGAGCAGTAGATCGTTATAAGATGAAGAAGAAGACCGACAAAATAAAAGTCGGTCAAAGATACGAATACGAAGGTTACTTCATGGATCCATTTGAAAGAGGCAAGCATGTGATTAAGATATTAGAAATAAAGGAAGGGTTCGCTCTGTACGAGTATGAAAAAAGCCCAACTTTATTATTTTCTATGGAGCTTGAAGATATTATAAATAAAATGGTTAAATATTATCAATAGTATATTGTATTTGAAATAATATAGTATATTTGCTGCATGAAAACGAATAAAGTATTAAAGATATTACAAATTACAAGACCCACTTTGACTAAATATGTCAAAGTAGGTAAAATCAGAGTAATCACAAAACCGAATGGTTTTTATGATTACAACGAAGATGATGTATATTCACTCGCCGGTTATTCAACAAGAAGGTTAACGGTTGCGTACTCAAGAGTTTCTACAAACAAGCAAAAGAAATACCTTGAAAACCAAGAAAAATCAATCGTATCTTATTGTAATAACAATGGGATAAGAGTTGATAAATCATACAAAGATATTGCAAGTGGAATGAACTTCGATAGGAAGCAGTTCCTTGAAATGTTTAACGATATCATAGATAGAAAAATACAGACTGTTTATATAACATATAAGGATAGGTTGTCAAGAATTTCTTTTGATCTGTTCGAAAAACTTTTCAGGGAGTTTGGGTGTGAGATTATTGTAATAAACAATACGGAAGATAAAGAAACAAATGAATCAGAGATATTTGGAGAAATTATTTCCATGCTTCATTGTTTTGCTATGAAAATGTACTCGAAAAGAAGAAAAAATAAACTTGAAATCATAAGTAAGGATTTAGAAAATGAGATTAGTCTATAAGTTCAACATAGGGAATAATGAAGAGATATCGAAGCTGTGCAAGGTTAGTAACAACCTGTATAACCAAGCTTTGTATGTCTTTCGGGAAACATTGAAAAATGAATCCAAATGGCTTTCATATTTTGAACTTGACAAAATCTTGAAGGATACAAAAAACTTGGATGGAGAAATAAATTACAGATTGCTAAAGGCTCAATGTTCTCAACAGATACTTAAACTACTTGATAAGAATATAAAAAGCTATTACAAATCTGTTCAGGATTATAAGAAGCATCCAAATAAGTATAAGGAAAAACCGGGTCTTCCTAAATATAGAAAAAGAGGTTCCGAGTTTAACATGTATTACACGAATCAGAATTGTAAGATTAAAGATGGGAAAATTGTTCTTTCAAAGGAACTTTCGATAGATATTCCTCAATATGAAAAGTATTCTGATTTGCTTGAAAATTTCAAACAAATCAGAATATTACCTAATCACATAGGATACAGTATTGAAGTTGTCTATGAGGTGGAAGATGTTGAAATCCCTAAAAGTGAGGAAGAGAAAATAGCTTCCATTGATTTAGGAATAGACAATCTTGCAACATTGATAAGTGAAGACTTCGCTGTTTTGTTTAGTGGTAAATTTGTTAAATCATACAATCAATTGTTTAACAAAGCACTCGCTAAATTGAATAGTATCAAAGATTTACAAAAGATAAAAGGAATAACGAAACGAATAAAGAAATTATATTATGATAGAGAACGGTATATAGAAGATGTCTTTCATAAAATCAGTAGAAAGATAGTTGATTTACTTATCGATTCTAAGATAACAAAATTAGTTGTAGGCTATAATAAGGGATGGAAACAAAATGTAAATATAGGTAAAAAGAATAATCAAAAGTTTACACAAATCCCTTTTGCAAGATTGGTTAGTTACTTAGAATATAAATGTGAATTAGCTGGTATTGAAATAGTTATTCATGAAGAGTCATATACTTCAAAATGTGATTTTCTTGCATTTGAGAAGATAGGAAAACATGATAGCTATTTAGGAAGAAGGAAGAAACGAGGATTGTTTCAATCCTCGGTAGGAAAACTCATAAATGCAGACGTAAATGGAGCATTAAACATTATGAGAAAAGTAGTCGGTGATTCCTGTGAATCTATTCGTAGGATAATTGATAGAGGGTTATTGTTTAACCCGGTAAGGATTACGAATGTATTTTACAAAATGAATATATCCGGAAACTTATGAAGAAATGTAATAGGTTTTATTGAATTTAATATTTTTCATAACATGTTTTAATTACTGATGTTAAACACAAGTAAGTCATGAAAAAAGAAGTTACAATCAAGGAAGATATGGCTGCGTTTTATAAAAATGCAGGAAAGGAGCTATGGATTTATAACGGACTTTTCAGAAACAAGGTATTGTCTATAAAAAAAGATAAAGCCATTATCATGTGTGAAACTGATGCTGAATATGCTGTACTGATAGAAGATAATCAGTTTATTGCCGTAGCAAAAAACATGGATTATGATTACTGCTGCGCATTCACATTAGGTAATGCCGAGGCTTATGGGGATCGTATGGGTATATCGTGCAGTGTATGCTTGCTTGAAGATAACGAAGATAAAGCAAGGGAGATGTTGAAAGAGGCGATAATAGAACTTTCAAAAAATAATATAATAGATTGTGATGGGCTTTGAACTTAGACCTTACCAAAAAGAGGCAGTAGATGCCGGGCTTAAGTTTCTTACAGGAAGATCTAAGAAGCCTGGCATAATCGTAGCCCCATGCGGATGTGGAAAGAGCCTTCTGATATCCAAGATAGCACATGAAATAAATAGACCGACATTAGTATTACAGCCCTCAAAAGAGATTTTGGAGCAGAATTATGCGAAGGCCGTATCATTCGGTTCTGAACCTACTATATATTCTGCTTCATGTGGTATAAAGGAGCTGTCGGCTATGACTTATGCAACATTAAAGAGCATAAAGAAAGATGTAGCGAGGTTGAAGGATATAGGGATAGATACCATATTGATAGACGAATGTCATTCAGGATATTCTCCTGAAGAAGGTTCTGAATTTATGGAGTTTATGAACGGGTTTCCAGAGGCGAAGGTGCTGGGCTTCACCGCCACTCCCTGCCGCCTCCGAACCTACAGTTCCATGCTGGAAGGGAACTATAGCAAGCTCAATATGCTGACGAAAGACGAGCATAACTTCTTCAATAAAATAGTTCATGTGACTCAAATACAAGAACTAACTTCTCAAGGGTTTTGGTGTCCACTTAAGTACGAACGATGGTCGTTTGATGAATCGGCTCTGATGTTAAACAGTACCGGGGCTGAATACACCAACGAATCTATTAAAGAAAGTATTGTAAGAAATGGCTTAAACAACTCTATCTACAAGCGCCTTCTTCAACTTATGAACGAACGTAAAGCCATTTTGGTCTGTATGGATTCTATCGAATCATGTAATAGAATATCAGAGTTCATGAATGCCNGGANGGGAGCCATAACCGGTGTCGTAACATCGCTAACAACCAAAAAGAAAAGAGAGCAAATCATATCAGATTTCAAAGAAGGTAAGTTGAAGGTGGTTTTTAATTATTCAACGCTTGCTACCGGATTTGATTTTCCTGAACTTGATTGTGTGATGTTTGGTCGACCAACTTTCTCATATTCAACTTATTACCAAATATTAGGCCGCGCCGTCCGCATCCATCCTGACAAGAAAGAGGCGCTGATAGTTGATTGCTGCGACAACATGAGGCGTTTCGGCCGGATAGAAGATTTAACGATCGAACAATTTCCTTCTAAGGGATGGTGTATGTTTGCCGGCGATCAACTTCTGTCCAATATAAGGATGGGTGATATTATTACCAAAGACGAGATCCTTCGCCGGGCAGCCTCGCTTAAATCTGTGAATGGAGATGGTAGGAGAGAAGACGATCTTGACAGCATAATAATGTGGTTTGGAAAATATGAAGGAATTATATTCAAGGACATACCAGTGTCGTATTTTAGGTTCTTGGCTGAGAATATGGCAGTAAAACCAGGAGACAGGAAAGAAAAGATTATCGAATATTATAATAGAATAAAAGCATGAACAGCAAAAGACGTAAGAAAATAGAGGATATTATTTCCAATTTGGAAAAGCATAAAACAGATCTTGAGTTTATCAAATCAAAGCTGTCAGAGGTTAGGCATAATCTGGATTCAGCCAAGGATGATGTTGATATGATTTTAGACGAAGAGACGGAAGCAAGAGATAATATGCCGGAGTCGTTACAAGATACAGAAAGATATTATCAATCAGATGAGGCTGTAGCTAATATGGAGGCGGTTGTTGATGATATAGAAAGTATTGTAGGGGATTTAGAGAATGCGGTTTCAACCATTGATGATAAAATCAATGACATAGAAACTGGTATTATAGGGAATTTAGAGGCAGCCATAGGCGCATAACGTAAAAATATAATCATAAAATTTAACACAATATATTTGTATAGATATAATACGATACATATTTTTGTATCGTATTATTTTTTATGTGTTATATTTTATGAAAACAAATGTTACAATGGTATCAAAAGACCGAGAATTATTTGGCGTAATAATTAAGCAGGACACTAAAACTTCGTTTATGTCCTTAACAGACCTTCAGGAAGCCTATACGAAGAAGAGGGTTGAGATGGGGTGGAATGAAAAGAGAATAGAGAATATCCTATCTAATAAGGAGAGTGCGGAACGTGTTTACTATATCCTTGAAAAACAAGGATATAAGATAGAATCAGGATTTCCTGGTTTTATACAATCTGTTGAAAAAGAGTCACTTATAAAAGTGATGAAAAAAATGGGAGCTTATAAGACAATGGGTAGAGGAGAGAATAGGAGAACTATGTGTAATCCATATATATGGGTGCTTGTAGCTATGGAACTAAACCCTATGTTGTATGCTGAGGTTGTTACGTGGTTAACAGATAAGCTTATCTTAAACCGAATAGAGGCAGGTGATAAATACAATGTCTTGTCAAGAGCTATATCAAGATTTCCGGATGCCGATTACTCCAAGATGGCTAAAGGCTTAAATTGGATTGTATTTAATGAGCATGAAAGCATGATAAGAAATAGGGCTACACAGGAGCAGTTGAAAGAACTTGAAACCCTACAGTCTAATCTTGCATTCTGCATAGAGATGGGAACCATCTCTTCTTTCTCTAATTTAATGAACATGATGAGATCTATATATGTAAAGAAATGGGGAGAAGAGGCTGTAACTTCTAAAAACGTAAAATAATATGGGAGTAAAAGAAATAAGAGAACTACTTAGACTCTACAATCTCGAACATAGTGTCGTCCAGAACAAAAACTCTGGGCGGTATTCTATTATTCTCCATAACAACATCATAGGAACGAACGTAGATGGAGAGAAGGTAGTTGTGTTCAGAACCATTCCGGATGGAAGCAATACGTTCTCTATGGAGCGAAATAGATTCTATGAGGGGTTTGTAGAGGCTTTTGATGACGATAAGGCGATTGAAGCCGTAAAACAGTATTTTGAGAAAAACAGAAATGATAGGGTATAAGACGAAGATGGATTATATTACTATCGAAATGAGGTAAAACAACGATAAAGCAATGGAAAAGATGGATGATAATACTAAAAATATCCTTTATCCAAAAGGATCTATTTTTCGCATATTAAAAGATGATATAATCAGTGCCGAATTTAAAATCGTCAAAGGAGCTATAGCGGAGGCAGTATCAGACATAGAAGTAAATGATAAATATGCTGAGGTTTGTTGCAATGGGGAGACGTTCGTCATAGAAACGGATATTATGGATATTATTCTTACCAAAGACCCCATAGAAAACAAATCGGTGAAAAATGACATCATTGACGACAAACTACGATGGGATTTGCTTCCAATGGAAGAGATTGAGGATATTGTAAGAGTCTATCATGCTGGTGCAAAGAAGTACGGACCCAATAAATGGCAGAATCTTGACAACGGCTTTGAACGGTATCGCGCGGCAATGTTTAGACACCTGATAGAATACATGAAAGGAGAAAGAGTGGATTCTGATACAGGATGTTTTCATCTTGCACAATGTGCATGGAATTGTATAGCTATGCTGTGGTATGATAAGCACGGGAAAGGATTAATACCATTAAACAAGGAGGAAAAGAAATGACAATAGAACAACTAAATTATTTATTAAGAAAAGAGCTTTATGCTATAAAAAACCATAAAGACAATATTGATAGAATCAAAAAAGAATACTTTGATTCCAATTATGGGTTAAAAGAAGGAGATAAGATCCGTATTTTACACGAAACAGGAGATGAAATGATAGGCTTCTTGAAAAAAGTTGAAGTATGTGAAGACGGAGATCTGTACTTGACAATCCAAAAACAAAACGAAAAAGGTGACAGAGGCAGAGGAAAATGGAATATGTATCTATCATCAAAATTAATTAAAATAGAAAAATTATTAGATTAGCAACGATATGATTAGAGCAAGATTTTACATTAAAAAATCCGACTGCGACAACGACTACCGTCCAGTCAAATGGCCTATAAAATATCCATATTGGTGTAGTGCAGAATCCGATAATTCATTTGTATTGGTAGCGTATGCTGAAGATGAAGACAGCATAAAAGAATTGTGGCCGGAGGCGTATGATATTAATGTCTTAGAGAAAGATACCGAAATTAGATTCACATTAAGATTTCCTAAGCCGGAATGGTATGAATTGTACGAAAAGGAATTAGAAAAATATAATAGATTCATATGGATTACAGATGCGTGCATGAGAGACGGTATAATAAGAAAAGTAAAAGCTAAGATAGAAGAGTATGATGGTCTTTTGTTAGCCGACATTCCTGATAGGTTTACTCCTTATGAAATAGGAAGGGATGCTTTTGAGAGCAAAGAAGAAGCTTTAAAACATGCAGAGAAACGGAGAACGTACCTGATCGAGTCTACTAAGAAACAATTGAATGAACTTGAAAATCTAAAATTTAAATGCGATGATTAATTACGCAGCAAAAGCCAGAAAAGCTTATTTGATAAACAATTTCGATAAGATTCTTAACAGCCTCAACACGCTTCATTCAACGGTTGAGACCATGACGTTGTTCGTAAACGACCAGGCTTATAATTACATTCTTAAGCTAAAGGAGGTAATTAAAACCAGTCCTATGTATAAGCACAATATCAAGCGTCTTTTAAATGACATGGACAAAGAGATAAAGAAGTACAATGCTTCTATCTACTACATAAATAAAGAGCGTAGTGAGGTTATAGCTGATATAACACAAGCGATGGAGGATTGCCTCATGCCATACATAGACGACCTGGCCGGCGCTATAAGGGCAGCCGTGTGGTCGAAGGGCGTGTCCGAGGAGCGGACGGAAGCGGCGGTACTGTCCCTAATCGTATCCTCCTTGGCCATGACATCAGGCAGACTTATTTCAGGTGGATATCAGATCATGAAAGAAATGGGTGGTGGCTGGGGTGGTAATCCATTTACGTTTATGAGCATTGATAAGATAAGACACTTATCTACATCATTATCTGATGCTATTACCGGTGGAGAAATAGCTCTTGAAGAAAAAGAAGCCAATGACATAACTAAGGCAATGGATGTTTTTATTGAGAAAATATCCGATTCAGATATTGTTGATAAGGTGATCAGCATACTCGAAGAGGCAGAATCTAAAAACAAGGAGGAGAGATCGTGAATTATTTAGATGGGTATGTAGAAGAGATTCTTTCCGAGCCGTACTATGATGATTACGGTTCTGGTATTTTTAGGTGGTGGGTGAAAGTGTCTTATATTTGCGAAGGCATAGGAGCTGTCACTACCTTAATGTTTGATACGAGAGAAGAAGCAGAGGCAGTAAAACCAGGTTACAAATTTTTATGTTGAAAATAATATGAAGTATTTTATTTTATTGATGACATTAGTATTATCATCATGTTCAAATAATCATCAGGTTAATGACGGATGGGTTATATATGATCTACGTCCTTTACAGGGTGGACGTGTGATGTATTATGCTGAAGACGAAAGAATTTCAATATTTAAACATAATAGAATCATAAAATTCGTTGGATACCAAGGAGAATACAATATCGGAGATTCTATTAAAATCGTAAAAGTGAAATAATATGAAAAATAATTTAAAACTCGTATGTCCAAAATGTGGCACCCCTCACCAGCCTCATTCTCCGCACACGATGGATGCAGATGGATTTGAAAGGAGTGAGATAAGAACTGTCATGGAAGACAGGGGATGGTGCTACGAATGCTCTTTTTGGCAAAACTTGTACGACAAGCACAAAGACGATCCTGGATGGGTTAGGATAGACGGTGTAAGCTGGGTGCTTAAGCCTATGGTGGAAAACGTACCGAGCGGATGGAACAGCCTTGGATGTGGTGGAAGAAAAATGTATATCAATATCGAAGGGAAAGGCATTGTTACATCAAATAACTGCTGGTGTCAAGGTGATGTTTCGGACGCATTCAAGGATCTGATGCCTGATAATGCTACTTGGGCTACGAAGGAGGAATTTGACAAAGCTCCTGTAGTAGGACATATCATAGAAGGTATTGGTTTAGTTTTCACGGATAGGGGAGGTCATGAAGTTAATGCTTAGAAACTTATTTCATGTTCTGCTTATACAAGAAAAGATGGTAACTACAACAATCCCCAACCATACAATAGGCGTACGGTTGGGGATTGTTGTCATATCGTAAAATTAAGTGTTTTTTCTAATATCAGATATTCAGTATGAACTTTACTTCCGCCATCATCTATCAAGTCCAAATTAATATAAGCTGTATATGATACATGATGATCACCAGGAGTAAGACGTTTCATTTCTGATAAGAACATAGAATTTAAACCTTGGCCAGACCATGATTCTGGATATGGCAAAGGTGTAAAGTCGGCATCTGTACATCTTATAGCCCAAGTAAGATTAGGATCTGCCCTAACTATTCTATCATGAGGTCCATCAATTACAAGATCTGGCATCTCATATTGGTAACTATCATAATTAAGGACAATAGGATCACCAAAGTTTACACCGTATATAGCAGCAGGTGGAGTAAAGCTTGTTATTAAAAAGGTTCTATTAATCCTATTGGTTGTTCTTAGCGTAAACTCATCAGGTGCTATCACACTTACTCTAAATCCATAATAAGGAGAGGTTGTTAAAGCAATAGCAAGAGCCACCGAATCCTGTTCAAGCAATTCCTCTGTCGTATCAACCTGACTATCGATCTCTTGCCTATCTTCCATTGGAACACCGCCTTGGACACTTATGGAATCCAGCCGTTCTTTTTTAGACAGAAAGATAAATTGCCCGCCCTGTGGAATGGTGCCTACTTTCTTTCCTTCTACGATTACCCCCCCCCCTATACAGTTACTAACTATTTTATACTCATATAGTTTAGCGTTATTTTCAAATCTTCTTCTCATAATTTCATAAAATTAATTCGGTAAAGGGGCGGACATAACGTGGATTACTCCTTGTACTTGTATCCAAATGATCTCCTTGGATGTTTATATCGTAATACCACGAATAGGTAAATTGTGTAGATTGAGTGGATGTCCACATTCTATTACTCATTATCGTACCTCCTACCATTAAAAGGCATTCGTTTATTTCATTCGCATACAATGATATCAAAAAAAACTCTCCGGCTCCACCTACATATCCATTTTGACCATTTTTAAATAAATAGCTATTAGCTTTATTAAAAGCGTAATTTCCATTACTGGTATCATATTCAAGATACGCATTCTGATTTTCACGCCCCCAATAATCCTTTTTAACGGTTTCCATATAAGAATTATTTTGTGCAAATACATTGTCTACTCTTCCATCCTTACCCCAACTAAATGTGCCAATATATTCGGTGGCTATAACAAAACACACTTTATCTACAAGAGCTATTCCATTGCATAGATCATTGGAATATCCTTTATTAGACCAATTTTCTTTTGTATATAATCCTCCATCTACATGTTGGATGTATATGCCTTTATTGATTATAAGCGAGGGATTTACCCCCCATCCCTATTTGAAATCTTCGTCTCATGATTTTTGTTTGCAAGATAGCAATAATTGACAACATAAAAGAAACCGGTTCCCTATCATCTCTGACTGAGAACCGGTAAGAAAACAATTTCAGAAAAAATTAAACCTACATAATCTTTCAAGTAAGAACAAAAAAACGTACAATCTACTCTTTGACGATGCCAATATAACATATTGGAATCATACAAAAACAATGCAAGTCCGATATTCTTCGTCTATTTGTAACTAACGTCATCGTCTCCTTCCGAATCAGGAGTAGCGCCGATGAAGAACATCATTGACTTGTTGTTTGTCTGCTGCCACCAATTATAGGCGCGCGCTACGTCTTCCGGCGTCTTGATATTATACCATTGTTTGATAAACGTCTGTTTGGCGAGTTGCCTAAATAACTTAGACTCTCCTTTGTATGTGCCGGATGTTACTTTATCAAGTGAGTAATTCCTAAGATCAGTAAGATCCTTCAACTTCCGCCCCATGACAAACGGGTCGTTAATGATATCTACAACGTTAAGCTCCATAATAAACGGCATCTGTGAAGCTATTTCGTTTATGGTTCTGAATCCGACATAGGATCCAAATTGAGTAAGCCAACTTTCTTCGTTTTCATCATCATCACGCCATCCGGCAAGAAGCATGGATACGGCTTGCATGATAAGGAACGTGCCGGCATAGACACTGAGACGTTTTATATTGGTTTTCTCTACCTCATTCATATTGTCTTTATTTTCGTTCCAGGCATCTATGATGTTTTTCATACCAGACTCGGAAGCCAGGCTAAATGTTTTGGCTATCATATTCTTTAACGTAATTGACAACCCTTCCTCTTCTTGCATTGTCTGGAAATTGAAGCCACTTTTTTCCCACAGACGTTGAGCTGCCAGCACCAGCCAGCCTCGGTGGGCGGTCATGAACCTGGCTATCCAGTTGCGCGATGCGGCAGTTCGGTTTTCTTCATTCAAAGATCCGTTACATATCTGCGACAAGCTACGGACTTGATTCCTGGTTATAGCCATCTGGGTTTCAACTTCCTCAACAGTAACACCCGATCCCGGCTTTACAACCACCTTTCCATCCACGACGTCTACCATACTCCATAAAGTACGATCTTTTAATGCGTTCCATTCTCTTTTTATGGTACTCTGTTCTTTATTGCGTTCTTTTTCCATCTTGAAATCTTGGAACGTGTAGAACCGGCCTTTGTAATAACGAACATTGTCCATAGTAGCAATCATAACCTGCGGATCAAGAGGGTAGTTCAGGATTTCCATAAAAGCATACATAGGCGAACGCATTAAGGTCCTGGCCGCTCTATTGTATCCGGCACCATACATACGATTTCGGATATTGAATATCCCCATTCTCTCACCTATGACATATAATTTGCTTTTCCTATCTATGTCTCCGGTTTCTGCTATACAAGATGGCGCAAGACGTGAAAACTCAGCCGATGCGTATTTAAGGGAGTCTTTGCTTATATACTGTCCTACGGCAGATTCCATGATGAGGTTGATATGACCTGTCAGGGCGCCGGTAGCTGCCACAAACGGAGACAGTGCCAAGTTCATANCCGACATAAATCTTTCAACAGCCATCATAATTCTTGTAAGGTCTACCGTATATCCTCCGATGTTCACCGTAAGTTTTTTGGTGTTCATCCTAATGCCATAATAATGATCGTTGAAGAAGTCCCTAAACATCTGATATGCTTGGGTTGCTTCAGCCTTCTTACCGCCCTCAAATTGTTTGTTCAGCAACATCTGCTCCAGTCCTTGGGCAAGCTCTATAGACTTCTGCTTTTCGTTGTATAACGATGACTGCATCATAAGCATCGAATAAGAGTAGCCAAAATCGTGAGATACATCATCTTGGTTCTCCAATTCATATATGTAGTATTTAGGTATAGACCTAAGTCTGTCTTCCGGGTCATATACTTCCCCTTGCCTGGTCTTACCATATAGAGAATCGTCTACTCTGTCCAGGCACAGATCTGATACAAAATTACGAACCGTATTTTTGAAGTTAATACCCAATCCTTCCATACGTTCTATGTCTTGTTTTGATATCTGTGGAATAGCATACAAATTGGGACTCTGCTCTTTGTATAGATCAAGGGATTGTCTTTTTATTTCCTTGAGTTTTTGAATCATATTCCACTGCTCTACGTTTTTAGTAGCGACCTCATTACCATCAGCATCATATTTGATACCAAAGTCATTGAGATACGATTCATCACGATACAGGCTTTTCTTAGGCATGCGATGACCATACCCATGATCTTTTACATAATCAGGATTACGACCGCTATTTTCGGCTTCAGATTCAGCCACCCATGCCCTTGCAGGGTCGAAAGACAGGTACGATATGTCCATGCCATAATCTTGGGTGGATGTACCGTTTTGTACGTCCTTAACCATCTGCGCCACATCTATCTCACCTCGACCAATTTTGTCGATCATAGCCGCATATCCGGTAGGCGCCATGCGTTTATAGTATGAAAAGACCTGGCTCCTGGCAAATTCATTAACAATAGCATTAGCCTCTTCTATACCTGATTCTCTTGTGTTATTTAAAAACAAGCTGGCCATTTTAGCATTGACGGCATTCCTAAAATCTCTACCGTCTAATTCTTTGCTTATTCCAAGCTTTTCTGACAAGTAGTTGGTTTCAGATACGGTAAACAGATACCGGTTATCAGCAGCTTTGAATAACTTATCCCTTAAGGCTTGAATCCTTTTTGCTTTCTTCGCCGTAGTATGACGTTGTACGAACTTCCATTCCACTTCCTTGGAGTCAGCAAGAGCATTTAAATAAGACTGATTTACTTCGTTTTCAGCCTTACTGCTTTTAGTAAGGTACTTATCAATATCTTCAAGACCCACCATCTTAGCATAATCTATTAAGATAGCGTAATCGGCTTCAATAGCTTCAGATGCGGCCCTAAAAGCATCTCTTTCAGATGAGGTAAATGTCGCTTCATTAATTTCTCCGATATCAGCCACATCGCGATTGTTTCCGATTATTTCCTTTATAATAGCCTTATTTTTTTCTATATCTTTTACAATCGAATCCACGTCAGTTGCATCTCTATCACTTGTCGTAGAACTAATGATGTCTTGTGCCATTTTAAGATACGAAGCCTTGTTATTTGATTCGGTACGCGCCGATTGTTCTGATTCTACGTCATTCCAAAACCGATCGTTGAATGACAGGTGCCCCCCCAACATAAGTGTCTTCAGCGCAGCTTCTCCTCCTGACTCGTTCTGAATCGTTCTCAATTTTTGCAAAAACGATTCTGATACGACATTAGTGACATTATTTGATTCCTTTCTCCAAACTTCATTTATAGCTTGTATTTCTTTGGCCATCTTAAGTTGGTCGCCGGTTTTTTCCACTCTCCTGGTTCCTACATATATGTATTCTGAAGCTGCTTCCTTACGTTGTTTACGAAGCAGTCCTTCTTCTTCGTAGTTACTACTCTTATAGTAAGCAACCTCATCAAAATTACCATTGCTATCAATAAAAGGCTGCCTCAATATCCGCTTCTGCCGAGAAAGAGCATTAAGGTATTCTTTGGTTGTTTGAGAAACCGGATGCCCTAATTCTTCTTCGGCCTTTTTGTATATGGATTCCATTCTTGTGGCATAACTTTCACTAAATTCCAGTTCTGAATTTTCAGCATCCCACTTCTCCATCTGTTCTGTATAAATCTTTTCCTGCTCGATGGTAAAAATATCGGTATTAACCCTATCGGACGACGGTTTAAATTTAGCGTTCTCAGTAACCGTATTTCCGTCCTTGTCAACTACTTCTCTTTTAAATACGTAATTACGGTTATTGTCAACCACATCATTGATTTCTTCTTCTGATATCTCTATGTTCATGGCGGTCGCAAACGCTCGCATCTGCGCCAGCTTCTTATTACGATCGTATTTAGCCATATCAAGGGCACTACGAAGGTAATTAGAAGTTTTGCCGTCTACTTTCTGAAGCAGTTTTTCAAATTCAGATTTGTTAAAACCATGCTTTTTCACATATGCCAGAAAATCGGATATAGCGGGCTGGGCATTCACCATCGCATTGTAATTGTCTTTGGCAATCATAGCTCCAAGAGCGTTGTTGAACGGGCTGGAAGAATGCTCTAATATACCGAACCACCTACTTATCCAAGAAACATCGTGTTGAACCTTATCAAAGAACTCTTTTACTCTCTTTACCTTATCTGCCGGCACATGAAGTTCGTTCATTAACTTATCAAGCAACGCACTTTCATCAAGGTCTTGTACTGATTTAATATCAGACTGAATACCATTGATGTCGGCAATGACGGTATTGATCCTATTTGTATAATCCTGCTTTTCACGTTCATCAAATTCGGTACTTCTGTTACGGATATATCCTCGAAGATCGTTCATGATCGGAAGAACCTGATTGTTGATAATATCTACGTTCTTTCGATCATTGGTATTGAAGTGAAGCTTACCGTCTTTGGTATCACCATGAAGGATGGTGTTCACCACATTGCTTAAGTATCTGACCTGAGCTTCGGCTGTGGAGATCATGCTGTTCATGGCAGCCGCCATCTCATTCTTGTCTATTTCGGTCTCTACCTTATTTATCTTATCTTCTATGGTCTTAAGCTGAGCAAGGGTCATAGACGTAGTTACAGCCCTATCAGAGCTTATCTGACGTAAGTCTCTTAACGTTTTTCTTAGTGATCTGATCTTGGACTCAAGAAACTTGTTCTTGTTCATAGAAGAAAGGGAGTATAATGTAAAGTCATTATCCTTTAACAGAGAGGTGTCAAATCCTTTATCTATGTCAGTAATGGCAAGATCACGAATGTTTTTAATAACGTTATTCAAATCTTGTCTTTGGGTTGATAAAGCTGATTTAAGCCAGCTTACTATTCCAGAGAGAAGCTGCCGGACGCGCCCCAGGAAGGAGGTGGGCTCTACCGGCGCCTGTGCTGTGCCGGTCTGCATCTCCCTGGCGAGGATCTTTCCAAGAATTTCCCTCCTAACAGCATTATCAAGCTCGGCTCCTTCATATACTTTACCGTATGTATTATAATACTGACCTGCATACTGGTTCCACTCTTCCGTACCTTCCACATCTTGCAGAACAGCCTCAACAGCATTCTGATCTCTGTATGCCTCTACAAGGAAGTGGGCTGTTTCTTCTACTAAATCAGATAAAGTAGCATCTTCACCAACTGCTATTACGTTATTGGCAATATCCGCCAATGCCTTAGCAGAAGGTTCATGCCCGTATTTGGTTTGGTACTTCTCTATATAGTCGGTCATACCTATGACGCTAACGCCAAGAGTTTTCAGTATCTCGACAATAGAATTTCGTTGGTCACGTTCCTGCCTGCTATAATCCGATACGATCTTAGCTTTAGTATCAGCATAAAGATCGTTGTCTTCTAATATGAATGAAACTACAAGCGCATCAAAATGATCGTACTTGGCGTCCAATTCATTGTATCTTCCTGACTTAAGATCGTTCTTTATCTGCTCCCTGCTAACCCTTTCCGTTCCTCCGGTGGCGAGCCTCATAGTCACCTTACTGTTATCCAACGAGCTTATGGTTATCATACCTTGGTCGTTCATGGAAACATCGGAACCAAAATGATTACGGAGCTCGGTGTAGGATAAGGCTGAATTGAAAAGTCTAATTTGTCCTGTATGACCTTCTCCTGTAAGATAATAGCTTCTTGTTTCAGGATTGAATATCTTAGATCCTGACAAAAGACCTTTCTTTATAAGGTAGTTAATTATACCACCTTTTGTTGATAAAGAAGTAGAAGCAGACGCGGTCATGACCGGTATAAAAGACTTGGGATTATTAAGAACATACTTTCCAGCTTTGTAAGTAATGTCTGCCACGCCATCCACGGTAGATTCTTGAACGGTGCCTGATAAGAATCCTATTCTAATATCATTCCCGCCAGAGCGAAGAGCTTCTCCGTAATCTTCAAATAATTGACTACGATCGTTCATGAAAAACAAACGAGGCTCTCCGGTCTGATACGTTACACCCACAGGATTAGAATCTGTCTCTGGTAGCTCTTCTGGGCTAAATATCTTAAGACCGTCTTTTATAACCATATAATTAACACCCTTATCCTGTACCATAGATACGGGAGTAAAGTCCGAAGATATAGCATCTTGTAGATACTGCCCGGCGTCTATTCCCGGTCCTTCCGGTACGGAAATACTTGACGGGACCATAGCATCCACCAACATAATATTATTACCCAGATTTTGGCTGTAGAATCCAAAGCCCGATTCTTGGATTTCATAAGGTGCATCTGATTTTGACACAAGAACAGGGTTACTCATCTTAGAAGCCTTATCCAGCACCCTTTCTCTATAGGCTTCCGGAATAAGATCGATGTCGGATTTTACCTTATTATAAGCCGGTTTGTTGATAGGCACTCTCTTTCTCCAGTCGCCAAAAGCCTTTAAGAACTTATTAGAAAATACGGTTTTAAAAACAGTAGTAGCCCGTTCCCTATTCTCCATAAGAGGAATAGATGCTATTTTATCAAACAACATAGACCTGTCCCCTGATCTGGTAGAGACAGAAACAACTTTCTTTTTATTATCTCTTTTAATAATACACGTTGATGTCATAGTAAAACATTTTTGTTATAAGACAAAGGTAGTTAAAAATCAAGCATATCATAAAAAATAAAGCCATCTAACTTCTCAGTCTGATGGCTTAAAAATAATATGAAAAAAAAATAATTATAACTTGACGCCAATTGTCAAGTTCGGCTTATATGTAATGCATGTACCCATCTCGGTGTATAAACCTTCCCGATTCAAAGCGCTCAATATCTTCAGGGCAAATAGGGCCCGAATCTTCTCTCCTGGCTTCAAACCAAAACCCCGGCTTGCGAAGTCGGCAAGTTATGATATAATTGAAGCAATTGTGCGTAAAATGGAAAACAGACCCTACAGGGAAATACCTATCAGCTTGAAATACGATTCTTTTTCGTTTAGTATCAAACGTGATATCCCCTACTATCTTAGCCACGTAATAGCTTCTGCCATTTAACGTTTCATCTGTTTGTGGTATCCAATAATAACCTCTTGCCATAACGCAAATATATGAAAAAGTCGGATAACTTACGTACCCGACTTTATTATTTGTTTAAATAGACCAGTTCCGTCTATTATAATATGACCGTTTCTCATGCGGTCATTATTTGGGTTATAGAGAAAGTTAAGACCATCCACTTTCTCTTGTTTTTCAAAAGAGTTGATATCCTTTCCTCTACTTGCCCTATCAAAAGCCTTCTTAAACAATTTGCCTCTGAAAGTCATAATAATCTTTCTGGTAGCGCTATTCCCGGCTTTTACCATTGTTTTCCTTGTCTGGTCCTCCGAGACAAAACTGCTTCGGAAAACATACGATGCTGCTGCTTGTATATCCTGCTTGGTAATCATATGCAAAACATTCCTTTCAGAATACTGGTCTTTATTCCGTATATCAATTTCATGTTATCTCTATCATATACGCCAAAAAAGGATTCACTGGGGTCCTTTGGATTTACGCTCAGTTGAATTATGCAATTGTAAAGATAGACCTTAAGTTCATAATTATCAGAGTATCTATCCTGTATGTTTTCAAATGTCTTAATTAATTCTTCAACAAGTACTCTGCTAAATGAAAAAGGTTCTCTACAATCACCTTTAAATATGATATGATTTAAATCATTGGTATTATCAAATTCGTACTCTACCCGACTGTCGTCCATCATATCATAAGTGATTGACTTTTTGATTTTAAATCCCATATTATTTTGTTTTTTAGTTAATATAGATCTTCTGAATACAATTGTTCTCTAATGGCACTCCTATCTACTACCATTTCCTGATTATTGCTCTTAACAAGTTCAGATGCTTCCTCTCTTGTTAAAAACTGATTCTTGCTTGTCAAAAATCCTTGAACACTACGGTTTTTATGGGCTATACCGTATGCCGCAAGTTGAGATAGTATAGAGGGGTGTCTCAATCCACAAAATACGGTTCCAGATGGTATATTGGTGGGCTGATGAGGACGCTTCTTGCCGTCCTGCACCCAGATGGCCGCGCATATTACTATTTCTTTATTATACATGATACGTTTTTCTATTAAATTTATTAAATATATTCATTTACTTTAATATAATCGGATGCCTCTTCCCTCTAATGAGTTTAAACTTTTTGCGTGAAACATCTTTTGAATTTTCTCCGTTGAAATCCCTGATATTGAAACTCCCTGATTTTCTCCTTCCATAAACAAATAATATTTTATTGTTATACAACACTTTATCAAACAATCTAAAACCGAAAACCTCAAAAGGAGCTTGATTGTTTTTCTTCTTTCCTCCTTTTAAAATTTTCATTTTATGTATTTGCCTGTTATGTCTACGAATTAAACGTTTTAAATATTGACGTTCGATTCGTTTCGCATTAATGTTCATAGAAATGACAAACGCGTCGGATGTATGGGATTTTTCAATACCGTATTTAATCCGATTATGTTTCGTAATGTAACCAAACGTCATAGAAACTCTGTCGTATCTGGATCTCAGTTCTTCATACAACTTCCATTTCATGATCCCCATTACGGCTGCGTCGCGGAGCGACGATCCCCGTTTGATCTTCAAATCTATATTACCTTTATGGTATTCTTTGTGACAAGTTTCACATAAGGTAATAAGATTAGAAGGGGAATCACCTCCCGTTTTTCGGGATTCAAGATGATGGACATTAAGGATCTTATCTTTTAACTTCCCTTTACAATACTGACATTTATGCCCATCCCTTGCTAAAACATACTCCCTTGTGTTCCAAAATCCAAGTTGATCACCTTCCTGGTATTCTTTACCTAATATTTCAGGATTCTTAATCTTTTGAGTATCGAATTGAGCTACTTCAATAACAATACGAGATACAGGCAGTATAGAAAAAACATTATCAATAACACGAATATGGGCGTCTATTTTGTACTTCACCGAAGGTGCTGTCCATCCTGGACGCTTGCTTTTTATTCTATTATTAAAACGAGGTTTTCTATATCTTAACCTGTTCCGTCTTGCTCTTCGTAGCTCCCTTCTGGTAGACAAAAGATCTACGATATCATTTCTAAGGATCACTTCACTACTGTAAAATATGAATGCTGTTGTTACGTTTGATGGTACTGATTCTCATTTCCTACTGTTATTAGTTACGTCCGGTTCTTACTTTTTCCTATTTCTATAATCCCTTCCTGAAACTAATATCGCAAATTTAACAAAAATAATTCATAAACAATGAAAATCTAACTTTTCTTGTATGTTATTGATATACGTACATATATGAGAAAAGTGAGACTTTCACAGGCCTCACTTCCCAAATCGTAATTATGAAAAAAAATATATTATATATATACAAAAATTATTTGCATTCCAATTTATTAAGATCATCCAATTCAGACTTGCTTACGGTCATGTCTTGCGTCAAGCCAGATCTGTTTTGGTATGGAGCATAATCAGTTTCTACCGTCTTAGCCTTCTGAGTAGAATCGTATTTCACCTCCGATTCGGTTCCTGTCAGATTTTGGTAGATAGATCCGGAACTACTTTCGCCAATTTTAGTGAAGACCGTATTTCTTATTCTGATAAAGCCATCATACATACCTTCAACAACAACATTGCCATCCTGTTCGGTTATGTTATGATTACGAACCTCATTTAACAGATACGAATGTTTCGTAAAAAGATCGTGATAGAAATCAGAACCGGCATATAACATATCATAATAATCCAAATAGAACAGATCTGTAAAAGAAGGATCGGTGCTGCTCATGCTATACTCAAATAACTGCTCACGATCATTACCTGCCAAAGATAGTTCAATTTGTTTTAACGTATCCGGATCTGAAACGGTAAGACCCAGCAAATGATCTGGTTTAAAGTCAAGATACTTGTATGCCCCTTCATACACTTCCGTATTATGAAGCTTATTTTCAAGATAAGATTGGTATAAATCGAATAAGAGTAAAGGATTCTCTTTGTCCTGCTTTCTGTTTATGTATCGGCTAAACTCCCGTTCTTCATCAACATACGGACTTTCAGGAATAACAAGATGACCGAACGCCAATCTGGTAGCATTCATCTCTTCCGTATTCTGAGAATCGGTATAAGACAGGACGTATTTTTTAATAGAATCAGCAAGGGCCTTACTATCTACGTTTTTCACGCGGAGCTTATCTAAAACACCATCTTTAAAACAATATTCAGGATAGATACCAGGTGGGAAATAAGTTAGGCTCTGCTTGGCAAGCTCAGCAGCCATATCGTACAAATCACCTAAATTATCTCTTTCTACCTTATGATATAGGTTTCCACCAAGATAAAGCAGGGAATGATTTTCAAATGCCGATACCGGATCTATGTCAGATTCCATATAAACGATATTCATATTATCCATATACTCTGGCAGAAACATAACACGGCGATCCCTGCTATCTCCAAGAACGTCGTCGATAGCAGAAGCTAAGGTAGGAGCATAAGTATCATCGTTGCGCCTTGCTACATAAATATCAAGATCCAACATCAAGCTATCAATTTTATTCAGCGATTCTTCTGTTCCGTCATATGCCTTAGACACGCCTACGATATCTATACCAAGACCTACACAAGCCTCTTCTACGTCCCATATCATACTTCTAAGGTCTTCTTCTGTATCAGCATTAACCCTGTTTAGAAAGGCTGATATACGAGCTCGTAATGACTCAGATCCAATAGGGCTGTAATAAGCATAATCTTGCAACTTTGATAATGACCGTCTCTTCCCTTCTATGATATTATTATCTTCTAAAGCCACAACCGGAACGATGTTCATATTCGAAAATTCGTTGAACAGCGACAAGGCAAAACTCTTATCCGACTGATATCTTTCAACTAACTCCGGATATGAATCAGATAAAGATTCGAAAGCAGCATCAAACTCTGAAGCAACACTAATACCTCCTACTGTATTTTTTATAACCTCGTAAACTTCAGCCGGATTATATGATGCTCTCTTTCCTAATTTATTGAAGACGCCATTTTTATACACAACAGGACCGTATGGTTTTTCTACGGTTGTGAAGTAAGACTCTTTCCCGAGATCGTGTTCGTTATTGGAATAATCTAATAATAACCTCATAAAAGAGCTGACCTCATTGAGTACAGAAGGGTTATCTAATATCCTACTTATTTCCGTCTCATTATACAAGCCGGATCTCCTTAGATTTTCTTCATTTAGGATAAGATTACCATCCACATAAAAAGAGCTTCTAACTCTATTAATAAGAGATCGTATGCTATATATGGAATTGGATATCATAACATCTCTTACATCCTTAACATCCTGAGCCGTTAAGGGATCGGAAAAATAAGCCTGACGCTTCATATACGACAGCACATCTTCTAAAAGAGGTTCGCCATTAGGATCGGTATTAAACATCTCCCCTGGAGCCGGGTTATTCCAATGACCATAATACGACAAAAAATCAGAGGTGTAAGCCTTAGCCCATACTTGAAGAGCTCGCTCGCTGTTTCCTAATAATTTTAAGGCACTTTCGTAAAGAACGGAAGGCTCACCGTTAGGAGCCTCAACCCGTTCTATTTTATTTTCCTTCTTTTCTATCTGACATTTTAATCCCATAACAATAAATATTTTAGACAAAGATACTATAAAAAAATAGAAATTATGAAACTTCTATTTCATAATGCGAAGCCTTTGTTTCAACTATTAATCTTCCCTCTCCTTCGAACTCAATGCTATCATTTCCTGGACCAGTAACAAAAGGGAAATCAGATACGGATGTTACATAATCTCCAGAACCACCGGAGAAAGACTGACTTTTACTTTGTTTGTAATTGATAGTCAATTGTGTTTTACCTATCTGAAGAGTTCCAGATAAATTTTTAGTATAAGTAGTGGTAGTTGTAATATCCCCATTTTTATAACAATACATCATAAAGGTGGTAACCGGACTCTTTTTTTATATTACTATCCGGACCTGCATGATAAGATTCATTTCCTCCAAATATGCTATAAATGTAACAATAAGGACCGACTCTTTTACTTGAAGTTTTAGCCTTATCCTCGACTCCTTTCAAAGATATAGTAACCTTACTCTTGTATTCAACATCCTTCCAATTACAGACTCCTTCACTTACGTTTCCAACAAACCGGTCATCAACATAAACCTCTATATTCCCCTGCTGATTGGTCTTCAACTGATACTGAACAAGACCTGAAACATCTTCGTATCTCCTTCTCATACTTAACACTCCTTATTTAACTCATTTATCGAATCCGAATTATCAGAACCTTCTACAAGATTCTTATTCCTATCTATCTCTTCCTGGCTCATATTACTAATCATATTTTGTATTTTCCTACCAGATTGAGATAAAGAACGGATGAATGCGCTGGAACTTATCTTAACTCCAAGATCCGGTTTTGCCCTAAACGCTTCACCGGTACTGATATTATACAAATCATACACACCTGAGTTCATATAGAATTTATATATCCAGTTTCCACCAGCTTTTTTGTATCCTAATTTGGTTAGCTCGACTACACTCATACCAAATTTAATGCCATTACGACCCATTATCTTCTCCGGTATAGGTTCTACCTTAGCCGGAACAGATGTATATGCTTCATCACCGCCGTACAGGAAATAAGGGGTTGTCACCCTTGATATGTGAGTAAGCGGTTCTTCGGATATACGAGGCTCGTCTTTCGCAGCCTTAGATTCTTTCCTTGGATTGGATATTCTAATAAAAGGATCGTATGTCAAAAAGGTTAAGCCGTATTCTACTTTATAACCTGACACGCCGTCAAGATCCCTTATAGCCTTAGTCGTATGTGAGTGGTTGATGGTGTCTATCCCGTACCTTGATTCCATATCGGTCATAATACTATTAACCTCATCTCCCTCTACATAAACCTCTTCTCCTTCCGGGATAGAGGTTATACCGGCAGCCCTTCTAAGTAGCCATAAAGTAACTTCAGCAATGTCAGAGAACTTATTTCCGTTCTTCCTATAGTTATCTACTCTTCCTTCTTCAGATCCAGGTAATTCGACATTTCTTTCAACTTCGACATTTGTTCTGGATTGTCCTTTGCCTTCTCCATCTCCCTTTTTATCGCCATCTTCCTCAGTGCGTACTGCACCGCCTTCTGCACTTCCTTCTTTTCCATCATTTAAAATATTATCTGATTCTGACTCTATAGACTCCACGACAGCATCATACTCTGGTATGCCGCTAAGGAAATCTGCTACGTTATTCAAAAACTCTATTTTTTCCTCGTTTGTCATATCAAGGCTTTCCACAGGCTCCCATATGGCAGGCAAGTTGTTTGATTTTATTGCAGTAGAAACATCTTCTACAGTTTTATTATCCACCGTAGGAAAAACTTTAGAAACCAAACTATTGATATCAGATTCCATTTTTTCTACTTCCTCTTTTGTGCCATATTCTTTTAGGGTATCCATGCCATTGACTCTAAGAGAATAATTCAAAGCCTTGCTTGGAACAAAATCAATATATTTCAAAAAGTTTTTCAACTCTGATATAATTTGTTCATCATATCTTGGCCCAACATAATCAACCACCACCTGATCTGTTTGAGAACGAAGCCAAGAAACATATTCTTCTAAAGTCTTACCACCTTTACTGGAAGGAGTGGATATTTTATCACCTACTGTTCCTTTAGGTTCTAATCCCATTTCTTCCTTAAGGCTTTTAGGATTACCTCTCTCACGAAGAAACCTCAAATCACCTCCTACAATCTTCCTTGCTATAAAATCAAAAATATTAGCATAAGACGGCAATCCTTCTTTTTCTATATGAGATTCTATTTCGTTTAACATAAGAGAGAAGTTTTTCCTGGAGGTACGCTTCTTGCCAGATAAAGACTGCGCAGCTTGTGCCGCAGGAGCCGGCTGAGCTAATGGCGCCGGCTGAGTCCCCCGGACAGCCCCTTCCTCTGACATTTCCTCTTCATAAACATCCACGTCTTCTTTAGAAGTAACGATCTTACCCTCATCAGAGAAAGGAAGATCATCCTCTATAAGCGACTTAGGTCTGGAAGATGATTTACCAAACTGAATCCTGATCTTAGGAGCGACAAACATCTCACCTTCGAAATCTATTCCAGATTCTACTTCAGACGTCACAATGTCTTTCACATTCCTGCTTTCATCTTCTACCCACTTAACAACATCAGGAACCGTAGATAATTTTTCTATAGCCTCACGAGCTTTTCTAAGCCCTGAAATAGGATTCAAATACGATACTTGATACGAAGCCGGATCAAGGCCTAACTTGGTTAGATACGCATTAAGATCTTGTATATCATCTTGACCCATCTGTAGCAATTCAGAATCACCAGATTCAAGCAGCATATCTATAAAAGACATCCATTTCTGCCCTTCCTCTGATTCTACAGAACGTAGGCTAACTGGGAAAAGATAATTAAGACCGTTTTTACCTTTGATGACAACTACCGGAACTCTTACATTTTTGTAATTATTCCCCTTGTCATTTAATATAGAATAAGCAAATGGGAAGCCTGTGTATTTAGATCCGTTCTTAAGCACGACTTTGCCATTTAATACATATCCGACATCAGATACTTTTTCAGCACCTTTTTCGGTAATGGGGAGATTTTCTACCTGGCCATATCCTTGACCGTTCACCTTCATGTTAAACACCGGTCTTCCGGGAAGGGTCTGGGCAACAACATGCGTGCCGACGCCGATGGTAGCCGACCGGCCGGCGTCCTTCTTCCACTTGTTAAAAGCCGTTCTTCTTATTTTACTTATACCATCTATGCCTCCCGTATCAGCTTTTACAACAGAAACGAATCTGTTCCCACTCATGACCTTGATAACCATATTGGACACCAGTTTATTCTCAGCAGATTCTATTCTTTTTTTATCGCCGGACTGAACAGCGTCATTGTATTCGGCAAAAAGAGACTGATTATAAGTATCATTTACATCTATTTCGAGATTAACCTTATCTCCTTTTTTCAAAGAAGATAATGCTTCCTGATCTATTTTATCTACCTCATTCTCTCCGAATCCGACACCTGTTCTGTACGGAACCAATTCATCTGAATCAAGACGCTTATAAACCAAAGAATAGGAATTACCCACGTCCTGAATAGACACGTCTGTGTAACGGTTAAGAACACGAGCCGATTCTTTGTCTATAGACCATCTCGCATGATAAGGCAATTCAATTATAGTAGCCGTTTCTCCACCTATATTAAGAGAATACCTTTTAGTGCCATTAGCGTTCGTTTCAGAGCTTATTTGAATAGGAACCAATGATTTTATAGAAGATATAAATTTATCGGCTCTAAGACCTGCAATTTCATACCTTTCATTGCCGTCATTGGAGATTCTTCTTACCATCAACGTCTCTGGATTCTGGGCGCTATCTATATTGGCTCCCGGCGTATTATCAGATTCGTCTAATTCATTTACAAGAGAATCTATATTAGCATCATCCTCCCCAAAATTACTTAACGTAGATTCGGAAATACGACCTTTATCAATAATCCTGTTTTGTTCGATATAAGGAAGGAGATCCGTGATGTTTCCAACCTGGCCAAGATCTTCTATGGTAAATACCGAATCGGCAAGCTTATCTTCGTCAACTTTCTCCCCTTTGTCCCGTCTGTTCATTATATCAACATACGAAGAAATAGCATCATCAAGTTCCTTCCTTTGATCTGGTTCCAAATTGGATTTAGCCATATCAATAATAGCTTTATTATCCTCATACACAGATCTCGGACTTGTAAGCCTATCAGCCTTTTCAGATAATGATTTTATGAGATTAACGGGACTGTCACCCAAAGACGATACATAATCATCAAAATCTTGTTTGTATTTATCATACACATCTTTTTCTCTCTCAGTAAGAAGATCGGCATTACCTGTATATAGTTTATCAATTATAGACTGCCTTACGGCCGGAACCATAATAGGATTATCCATAGCAGCCTCATAATCTTCATCCGATACAGACTCCGTAAGCGGTGACTCTTTTATATCATCTTCTGCTTCCTTCATCCTATCTTCCCTTACTTTATCAAGAGCATGCATAAAAGCCTTGATAGTCCAAGCTTCGTCTTCCGAAATCTTACCTTCTGACACAGCTTGATCTACTACCTCATCAGTGTCATATTCACCAACTTTATTAGACTCTGCAAAATCAGGAACCTTATCATCCCCCTTATAAGGAGTAGACCATAGAGAAGACAGCGCTTTTGAAAATCCCCTGTTTTCCTCAGCTAAGAATCTTTTATCAAGCATCTTGGACAAGAAGTTATTCATATTCCTATAGTCCATCAAACTCCTTCGGTATTCATTTACCAAGGATCTCATGGCTTTGTCTTTGGCTGTAAACTTCTTTTTCTGTCTTGATTTTACATTAAAATAATCATCAAAAGCCACAAGCGTATCATAGGCTTCTATCACATCTTGTGAACTTATGGGAGAAAGAGGAGATGATAAAACAGATTCGGTTTTACTTACCAACTCTTCTATCGAAAACTCTTTTCCTATTAACGTTGATAACTCAGACAACGAATTGTTGTAATTGGTTCTAAGACTTTCCAATTCTTTGGTTTTTCGTTGTATGTATTCAGCTTGTGGATCTTTCCCTTCTACGTTACGAGGGCGGGTAGCAAGATCTTCTATTTCGGATTCAAGTTCTTCTATTCTTGACCGTATGCCACGGATAGCCATCGCCCGCTCCCTTGCCCTGTCCGACAGCCGGGAGAACGTACTTAGCGCATCTGCCACGCGAGGCTGTCCTGAAAGCGTTTCTATGACAGAAGCTATGTCTTTCATTCTTGATTCTGATTGAAGACCAAGGAAGGCATTACGAGCCACGTATTTTCTAAATTCAATCTTAGAGTCATCACCTATAAGATCTTCAGCAAAACTCTGGGCAGATCTGAAATCAGAAAGACGATTGTTATAATTATCAATAATAGAATCCTTGTATTTCTTTGCCTCTTCCAAAGACATTCCATTAGCTTCGGCTATTTCCGAAATAGGCATCATATCAATCATCTGCCGGAAATTTTCAGCCGAATCCTCTAAGGTTCCCATTTGGTTGTCAATAGACATCTTTTCAAACATAGCATCATCAAGCTCCTTACCAGTCATAGACTGGGCATCGGAACGAACTTGAGGCCCTAAACTCATTGATTTTTTCAACGTATTCAAAGCCGCCGTGTTAAGATTAGAAGATGCTTTGTTATATTCATTCACTTGCCTTTCCAGCAAGATCTGACTATTACTATACTCTTTCACCCCAAAGAAGCCTTCTCTCATACCAAACAAAGAACCGATAATAGCACCGATTCCTATTTCAGTCCATCCTTCTTTAGACGTATATTGCTTTTTAAATCCTTCAGAAATAGCATCAAGAACATCAACGGCTCCGTTCATGGCGACATTATCATATCTTGACTTAACATATTCCTCAGCCGTATTCTGAACAGCACCTTGAGATCCTTCTTCCCATAAGCCTTCAGATACCGGTCTTTTCGTGATATTGAAAACATTGCCTGCTATCTTCTGTCCTATATTGGGATTGGTTATTTTAATAGCCATCTCTCCCGGCTTCGCAACTTCCGTCCCTAATCCAAATAAATACTTGTTGAGCCTCTTTTCCAACCCTGGTATAGCCTTGCCTCCTAACCCTATATACTTACCAAAAAGAAGCCAGTTAGATAATCCTACGATACCCATATTGGCGGCAAATATAGCACTACCTACATCAGCATTAGAATTACGAAAAACAGCCATTTCCTCTGCATTGGGATCACGACCATAAATCTTACGATAATAATCCTTGAAATCAGACTCAGATTGCTTCATAAAAGAATTTGCTTCAACCGATGACTCGAATCCGGCACTGGTAGCCAACAACGTCATGGTCTTAGCCGCCTCCCCTACATTTCTTCCGGTAGCAACTCCTTTTCTTACATAGTCGTTAAACACGCTTTTAAGGCTTCCTATGCCCCTATTGGCAGCTTGCCTTGCTGCTAACTTAGCTCCGATTCTTCCACCTAATTTAGCGCCTATATTACCCAATGATCCAACTCCAAGTCCTCCGGTCATGTACGCTGATATCATGGCTCCTACGGTAAAAGACATACCATTACCAAGGACGTCATTCCACAAGAAATTACCGGTATCCTTAAAAAGCTTCTGACCAAAATTATAATCTTCTACCTCTTTCTTGTAATAATGGGGAAGAAGCATGTCTATTTGCTGGTCAAGATCACCTACAAACTTATCCATGTTAGTGTTTAACGCAGCTTTGTAACTTCCCTCAGATGCCATATTGATAAGTTTGTCAGGCAATGACACAACTCCTTGTGCACCGTACAATGCGGATTTTAAAGCGAATTTGCCTACACCATTCCAAAACTTACTCCATCCGCTCTGTCTCCTGGCATAATAATCTTCATTGTTTATACCCGGAATATAGTTAGAATATTTTGTACGCCATACCCCATCATTACCCATCTGATGACTTTCACGGATACTTACCTTCGGTCCATAGGGATTAAGAGGCGGCGGGGCAGGTGTAGCCCCCCTGTAGCTGTTACGAGCCAGTGCCTCTGAGTAGCTGTTGCTTATCTCCTTGGCTATATACGGTTCTTCGTATTCGACAGCAGCTATCCTTGATGCGTAATCCGGAAATTTAGGTTGGGCATACACACCTTCACCAGGCATATAATTAGGAACCAGAGGCGTTGTCGTCTCTGGTAATGTAGCCGGAGTGTAATTCTCTTCTTCGGCTAATTTCCTTTGCCTTGCCACATCTTCGTAAGTGGTTTTAGCAGCAGGATTATATCTATCTATATTATTGTCAGCCATAAATTTTCTGCAAAAAATCGTTCAACTTACTAAACTTGTCATTCATATTGGGCGTGATATTTATTCCTCTCATATACGGATCCCTCATCTGATCAAGACGTTCTTGAACAGCCTCCTTCACGTATTTTACAAAGAAGTACTGAGGACACTTCTGGTGAATGCTATTCCAGTAATCCGCATACTCATCATTACCTGGATCCAAAGGAACAAAATCCGAGAACAACAATGCAGGATTTTTAGAATTTTTAGTCCTTTTGTCATAGAAATTGACCGCTACCTCTCTTGAACCCCTGTCATCCATTCCCTCCAACTGAACTGATATGTTATCAGACATGTCAATAAAATTATCAACAAGGGTTTTAACAACATTCATTTCTTCTGGCTTAAGGTAAGAACCATGAACCTTTACTATATCATAAAGATCATTCTTAACATCAGCCTTAGAAGCCAAACGGGGAAGACCATTACGTATAAGATACTTATCATAAGAATAACCTTCCTTCTTTCCGGTATCTACAAAATCACAGGTTCCAAAACTTGATTTGTAACCATCCACCGGATAATTACGCTCCTCGACCGAAAGATCTATACCCGCCTTAAGAAGCTCGTCATTCGTAATCTCAACCCTTTCTGTAACATAAGAATTTTTACCGGAACCTACTTGAGCAGTCAAGAATCTTCTAACAGTGCCATTATCTATCTCGGCATCCATATTAATGGCATTAATAGCAGTAGGATCCAGATTATTTACCTTTCCTGCCATGTAACCAGACAATCTTCTAAACTGAGCCTTCTGCAAAGACTTTTCCGGTGAATCGGCATTCCAATTGTATCTTTTGTAAGAATCAAGGTAATGATACTGAGATAACTTATCAGAAATCTGATCAGGAGATACAGACATTTTTATCTCATCCTGCATCTGACCTGCTATCATATCAGACACTCTACTGTTTTTCTCAGCATATCTTAGCTGGGTAATAGTTAATGGTTCACCTTCCTGATAATCTTTTAAATCTATATCACCATCCTTATCTATGGTCATATAATCTGATATATTAAAATCAGGATCGCCGTTGAGTTTCTTCATTCCATTAATAAGAGCCAATGTACCAGTAGAAGAACCATTATTCTCGCTTGTAATAGCATCAGATATGTTTTTCCCCAACTTGCCGGCACTCGCCTTAGCTCCTAATGACGGAGATATAGCACTAAGAATATCTATTCCTCTTGAAGGGTCCATCATGTATTCTCTGAACCCTACGGCATCAGATACACCAGTTGTTATGGCTGTGGCGAGCAGGAAGGCTCCAGCCTTATCATCTGTATCGGTAAGATTTATAAAAGAATTTCCTTTCATAAACTTAGCATTACGAACTTTACTGATAATATCCTTATTTTTTTTAGTAACTATATTATCTATTTGATAATCAGTTATGTTATTTATAGCCTTTGTAGCTCCATTTGCCTTAGAATCAGAAAGAAGTAAAGCATCATAAGCTTCAGACAATCTGTTATTTCCTTGTCCAAAATATCCGTTTTTCTGACCTCCATTATTTTTTAAATAAGAATATATCCGTTCTTCAGGAGTCATATTAGCATACAATCCTGGGTCAGTTTTTTCTTCTTCGTATGATGCTGCAACGATATTACTTCTGTCTGTAGGAGATAATGAATTATATAATTTCAATAAATTTGCTCTACGCTCTGTGGAAAAAGATGTGAGTTGTTCATAAGGGATATTAGCCAAATTAACAGATCCTATCTTACCCGTTCCAGAATTGATAGC